TGGTTTTGTTATAAAAAAAAAAAAAGGGGGGGGGCCCCGTATCCCCCCCCCCTTTTCTTATTAATCTAATTCAACAAGGCGTTTCAATTCGCCGTTTACAAACCACATTTCACAACGTACGTTGTTATGGTCTGTGAGTGTTGCGGTATATAAACCGTCCTTCTTTGGTTCTACTTCTTCCGCGAACATATGAGTTTTGCCTTCAAATGTAAATGTTTTCATAATGTTTCCTTTCCAACTGTTAACTAATAGTTTACTGTTGCAAGCCGTGCAACCCGGAGATAATCGGATCACCTACCATTTCGCAAATGTATAAAGCATGCTGGCTCCTTTGAAATGCTTACCGTCAAAATGCGCTAGGCCTTGAAAGTCGCCAGCTTGATAACCTACCGTTTCGTATACCTTTCCCGTATCCAGTACAGTAACGCCGCCCATTATGCGATGCGTTTTGTTAAGATTGATTTTATATACATCAATCTTTTGTTCATCGGTATTTTCAACAACTGCGGTTCTATCGCTTTTTTCTATAGCTTCCTTTGGAATATTCGGCGATTTATCCTTGATAGCGTTTTTGGTGATGACTGCCGCATCATGTAGCGTTGGCGCTTTCGTGTAATACGTCGCTGCCGGTTCAGTACTTTCCTTATAGGAAATAACTTCCGTTGCTGCCTTTGGCGATACGTTAAGCGCTTCCCCTAATTTAACCGGGTTTTTCGCCACGGTCTGATTGATAATAACCGGTTCTTGTAGCTTTTTGGTATGCATCATATTATAGGCGAACAGGCCAGCGACTACCACCAGCAGCATAAGTAATGCTACTGTGATAACTGGCAAATACGCCTTTATGAATTGCTTGATAGTATCCATACAATACCCCCGTTAGATAGGCCAATTCAATACTAAATCCGCATCAAATTCCTTACCTTCAATGTTTTCAGTAAATGTATATTGCCACAAATTAGCGCCTTCATAATCGCATTGGCTATTTAATTGTGCGCACCAAATAGCGCACCCGCCCAACTGGCTAATATCTAATACATTTACTAACCAGTCATAACTAGCATATAGGCCTGTATTTACGTAACCAGCTTGCCATAATTTATTGATGAACACGCTACAAATATTTGTTAATTGTTGATCACTTGGCATGCCACGTTCTGCCTTGTAGTCGTCAGCATCTTCCATATCGAACCATACGCCCATTGGCAATTTATCAGCAGTTAAGCCGGCATCATTAAGGGTATTCAAAACAAATTCCGCTTCTTCTGCTGCGTGTTCTTCATTCATAGCATAGGAATAATGGTATACGCCAACTGCTAAACCGGCATTAATAGCACCATTAATATTGTTATAGAATTCACTATCTAAATTACCACGGCCATAACCGATGCGAATGATCGCGAAATCAAACCCATTAGCCTTAACCGCGCCCCAATCAACTACGCCGTTATTTTCGCTTACGTCAATACCTCTCATGGTACCCCCTTATAATTTCACCTTGTTTTCAATTTTTGTTCGGATTAAATCAAGGAATTTACCTAGCATCGCATTTCCGCCGTCGCGTAGGTTTTCCATAATAGATAGGAATTCACAGGAACCCAAATATAACCATACCAACGATACCGCAAATTGTTTTTGCCCGCTCATTTCATCGAATAACACGGCCGCCATTGTAGCTGCAATATACGTTAAAACTTTGAACACAAAACCTTTTCGCATGTATCGGCTAGAAATTAAACCTTTTTCAAACGCCAACGGTATTGCGCGATATTTTTCCCATACGGCTATTTGGTCTTTATCATATCCGTATTCATCAATTAGCATTTGATAGGCAATAGCCGCCCATTTAGTGAAAAGGTCGATGAATACCAATAAAATAAACACGCCCAAAATCTGGACGTGTTTAATTCCAATTACCCATATAGCAACGGCAGCCGCACCGCTTAATATTGCTTTCAGTACAAAACTATCTGTTAAAGAGTTCCAACCCTCAACAAAAAACTTTAAAATAAACTCCATTATGCGCCCCTTATTTAACCTTACCCAAACCATAAACGCTGCGCGCTATATTGGCTTTTCTCATATTGATTTTGTCTAATTGTTCCCTCTTTTGTTCGCCGCTCATGCGTTCATTATTTATGATCGCTTTAGATGCTTTGTTCAAACCTTTTAGGCTATCACTTGCATTTTTGAGTTTTGCGAATTCTTTGGCATCGTATCCGTCTGGCCGTTGCCCCGTTAGTTTGAATTCATTATGTAGTTTTTCTTGTTCCTTATAATCATCATATACACGTTGTACGCTATTTGATGATTGATAAGGTGCCGCGGTAAACCCTCTTAACCCCGGCGCTTCGTACCATTTTTTAGATGCATTGTTTTCTTTTGCACCAGTAGCCGCATCAATACCGCTTAAACCTAAACCAGCAAGGCCGCCGCCGTACCCTCTTATTGTGTTATCTACAATATACGGCGAAACGTTGATTTTATCGCCTACGAATTTTGCAACTTCGCTTGTATTTGCTCCATATTGTAGGTGTGCCGGTAAATTTTCTTGAGATTGCGGAATAATATTCCGTTGTCTGAATAAAGAGTAATTTGTCATAGCTTCAACAACCGGTATCATAGCCGTAGGCATAAAACTAGGTGCAAGGCTATCTATAACCCTATCGCCGAAACCTTTAAAACCTACGCCTTTACGGTTGTTTTTTGCATCGTCAAAATACTGTAACATACGTTCAAACGATGTACCGAATAACACGCCAGCTTCAAACGGCTTAGGAACACGATACATATTTTCTTTGCCCGGAATAATCCAGAATGTATCTTTCTCCCATTGTGGCAACTCTTGGTATCGTTCATCATCTTTATTCATGTACCATAGCAAGATACTTGGTAACGTGATATATAGCATAGTTTTTACCGTCATACCGCGCGGATCTTCCTTAAAAGCACGCGCCATTTTGTCGGCACCTTGAATTGTAGCATTAAAAAAGGCTATTACTTGATTTGCTTTTTTAGTATGCGAACCTCTACGGCTGAAATCTAGCGTTATATCACGGCTTTCAAGTGCTGCTTCTCTTGCAGTTAAAGGCTTTCTATCTTTACCGAATAGGCGATTACCTACCCCAGTATAACCCTTTCGTGCGTTATCGAATTCCGCCAATCGTGTTGCCATTTCTGTTGCTTCACTCATGGCGCGCAATACTTCAATAGGGTTTTTAATTAACTTAGTAACCTTACTTTCACGGCTCATAATATCGCGTAATTGACCGCCTAAATAGTCGCGGTCTAGTGATACCATTGCCGCATGTGCCGCGCCAGATTTCATATATTCCCAGTATAAATCGCCTTTTTTAAGGAATAGCGATAGCCCTTTAAAAGTATCAAGAACAGGAATAAAACCATGTTTCGAATAAATAGATGCACCTATCATATCGCGTACAGGGTTCCGCAAGATAAATTCTGGTGATAATGTAGCACCAGCGCGTAACCAGTTGGCCGGATATGATAAGATTTTTGCAACCATGTTTGACTGATCTTTATCTAACATGCGCATCGTTTGAATAAGTTCCGGCGTTGTTTCATATGTTACTTTTTCGCCGTTTTCCCAAACATTAAATGTATTATCAGTTGCCGCTTTGTTACCGTTTACACGTTCCACTATTTGCCCTACGCCGTTTTTATCGGCAAGTTTTGCAAATGTACGCCCAACGTGATTGCGTTCTACTGCGTTATAGAATTGGAACGTATTCTTTACGATACTTTCCAATGGATCAATAATATCGCGCGTACTACCTTTAAAACGTTTTACCGGACTAGATACGTCAATGAACCCCTTGCCACCGGATAAGAATGATTGCATGCCAGCATCTGACATATCGCGGAAAAATGGAATATAATGCGGGTACATTTTGCGCATTGCATGATACGCCTTAGCCGTTAGCATGCCTTCTTTAACTAACATTTGCAACATGTAATCTTGATATTTATATATTGCAACTGCTGCCTTTTGAAAACGTTCATTTCCGGCGTGCTTACCTAAAACGGCAGCATCTTCGGTATAATCAAACGTTGCTTTTTGTTTGTTCTTGTGCAAGTCTAAATCGTGCAAGGCTACAAGATATGCGGAGAATTCCTTATGTTCCTTTTCGCCTATACCTTTCAAAATATCTTTGAGTGATTTTATACCATGTTCCGGTGCGCCGTGTTCAATAAGCGTTTCAGCTTTACCAACCCAGCCACGCGCTAACCACGCTTGCATATATGGATTATCATCAAAGGCAATCTTTTCGCCTGTTTGGCGTTCGACTTCCTCAACTAAATCCTTCAACGGGTTCAATTCATCAACGGCTTTAGTGTATACATCATTTAATGCTTTTTTGATTACGTCTTTAGTTTCGCCACGCTTAACCGCATCAATGGCTTGGCTAACTTTTCCCTTGCTTTCAAAAGAAATACTGCCCTTGATACGTTCCGCCCCGCCTTGACGGTGCCATTCATGAACCATCTGCGATAATTTATTGGTTATACCGTTTAATTCTGGTTCGTT